TTTTTCCATATTCAATTTTCCTTTCTGTGATGTTTGCGCTATCCTCTGCGATTTATGCACTAAAAAAGCACCCGTAGGTGCTTATTAGCCGATTGGTAATTCAGTTCTGACTGTCTCTAATACTTGTTTGTAATTAGAGCAGTTTATATTGAGACAGCTCATATCCTGTTCCACGAATAGCCGTGTCTTTGCATCCGGCGTGTCGTCGTTTTCCACGATGTTACGGGATTGGGTTATTCTCAATTCCACTTGGCATAACGGGCATTTCATTTGACATATCCCCCATTTCCTGCATCATTTGAGCCTGTTGCTGTTGTTCAGCAAGCATCATTTCTATCTGACTTAAAACATCCCCGGCGTTTGGATAATGGTTCTTCTCCATAAGACTCCAATACAGTCTCATTGTCTCCAAAGAGCCTAACTGTCCGAAAGCACCCGATTGAAGTTTCATATCAATCTGTTGCCACATTGCTTCCCGGTTAGCCATCATTGTTGATGTCGGGTCGGTTTCGAACATGAACTCGTCATTCCAGTAATATTCTCCGGCGGCATCCTTTTTGATGAAGTCCGTTTTATCCAAGAACGCAAAGTCCTGTTGTCCGTTTATTCCACTTCCCGTGATAGGTAACGGGTCATCACTGTACGCAAGCCAAAACTTGAACATCAATTCGTACAGTCTAGCGTAAGCGTCATTCTTCATTACACGCTTACTCTCCAAACGTCCTGCCGCCTGATTGATTGAATACTGTTTTGCAGTACCCGAAACGGCTGACGGATCGTATTTACCCTGAAACGCATCTGTGATACCCAAAGTCGAACGTGCGTCTTCATATGCCTTGTTAATCATTGTCATATCCTGTTGGATGTTGACTTGCATATTCAGAACGTCTATCATGGCTTTTTGGTCGGGGCTGTCAAGACGTGCTATCTTCAATTCCTTGTCCGTAGTTTCAACCTTTACTCCACGGGGCAATGTGACGATAGAACCGCCCTTTAAGGTCTTTTCTGCCGCCTTTGAGCCGACCTTCTTAATCAAATCCTGTTGGTCTTCAATGACTTTGACATCGGAAAAACCAAGTAATGAATTGGACTTACTTACGTTTTTTCTGATAATGAGCGGGTATTTGTTAGGCTTGTAGTATTCAATCTCGACAATTTCTTCCGCCGAAACTTGTATAGGCATCCCTGTTGTAGGATCAATACCGGCTTCACGCATGATAGGTATAGTAATCTGCTGTATTTCGTCGGGTGTCTTTTCAAAGGATTTAGAGCCACACTCAGGACATACCTTGTCTTCCGTAACAAAGCCGCACTGCTTACACTTCCTTGTAATTCGTGCCTGGTAATCTTCAAGGTCTTCCAGTGTGTAATCGTCGCACCATACAAAACGCCCGATTTTGCCGTCATTTTTGTAATAAACAGTGTTGACCGTAACTAAGTCCGTATCAAGTCCGTTATCGCCCTGTGCGCCCCTTATTTCCTTGTATTCTTCGTGCGCATCTTCAACGTCAACGTGGTATTTCTTCTTGACTGCATCCTTTGTCTGCGATACTTGAACAAAGATGTAGTCCATATCTTCTATCTTTGAGACGCCCGGTTGCGGTATAACTTGCTTCGGGAGCATTTCTTTTACGTCAACATCCCCGTAATTCGCATGGAATCCCAAGTTGTTATCCCACTCAACCAAGAAAAAGTCCCCACCTTGTACGGGAACTATTCTCTCCATTTGGTCGTTTATTATGGCAAGGTTCAGAAGTTTCACTTTATTAACAAGGGCTTTCTCAATAGACCTTGCTAATTCCTCATCCCCTTCATGTAAGGCTGTTACCTTCGGCATAGGGATAGAGGAATCCACCTGTGACTCGATCAATTCATATGCGATATTACGAACATTTATTGAAACGTCTCTAGCCGCTATATTCGTGTTTGGATTGCCGTTTACTTCTCTTGTCCCTTCGTAGACTGCCTGATTCTTGTTTATGTCTTTCAATGTACTGGAATAGGCAATACGGGCGTTTTCAAGTCTTCCACGCCATTTATCACGCTTTTTATCTTCGGCTGTAGGTGCTATTGTCTTTTTGACCTTATCCATAAATGTTTTTAACCTCATATGGGTTCTCCATACTTCTGTAACAAGTATTCCCTGTCTTCTGCGCTTGCATTTTCGATGTCTTCAAGGATTGAAGCGTGCTGTTTCGTCTCGATTGACTCATAATCAACTTCCGGCGAACGTACCCACCAAACACAAAAAGCCCTCAACGAGTCAACGTCATGCGTTAAATCGTGTGGGTCTTTAGCGTAGATATTAGGTCGTTTCTTGTCCTTTTGGATTTTCTGCAAGCATCTGTATAGGTTTGGTGCGCAACCGTCTAAAATCGTCAATTTCGGGTGTTTATCAATGACTTTTAGCCACTCTTTCATCGACGAACAACCGTCTTCAAGGTTTCTTGACGTTTTTGTGAGCGTAATTCCGTTCTCACTGAACGTTACGGCTCTTGATTTTCCGTCTATTTGGTTTCTCGACCATAAATCAGACGGCGCAAGCCAGTATTGTATCTTTTCATCCCCGGTCATTGACCGTAATATGTCACACGCCGCCCCGATTGTCTTATCAGGAGCGTCAAATTCTCGGTAAACTTGCGCATTTCCTTTGGTATCTACTTGAATCCAATGCGCTGACAACATATCCAAACCATAGTCAAGAGCTACATATCGGGTTACTTTGCCTTCTAATTCCTCATTGACTATATGAGTCTCCCGTTTTACTTCCGGGAAAAACGAACCACCGGGTACAGTCAAGGCTTCCTCGATTGTTGCGGGGTACTCTTGCGTTATCATATCCCCCATTGTGCGCCTTGTTTGCTCATACCACGCTTCATCACGTCGGGGGTCTGCATACCACGGAATGAATATCTTGTTAAATCCATTGTCCGGGTCGGTAAATACCTTTTCAAAGAACGAACCACGCTCTATTGTGGATAACCCGATTACTTGTCCGCCTGTCGGTCTGTTGATTGTCGGATAACCGGCTTTCCATATATCTTCTGCGAATTGCTGAAACGCCCATTCGTCAAAGATGATTAAATCCGCCGTGAACGACCTAGCCGCATTAGGAGAACTAGGAAAACACTTGAATACTGAATCAGGGGAGTTGGGAAAATGTATCGTTAAGATAAGGGAGGTATTTTCCCAAGTAGCGTTTACCCAGTTAACGGGCTGATCGTTCTTCGGCGCAAATAACGAGCGCATATTATCAAGAATTACAGACATACGTCTGACTAATTCCTGGGCTTCATCTTCCGTTCTTGACAATCCTATGACTGTCCGCCCCGGTTTAATCAATTTCCAAAGTGCATAGTGCAGGACTAACCAAGTGATACCTAACTGTCTTGCTTTAAGGATCACGTTCAGCTTATTGTCTCTGAACTGCCTTAACGCCTTCCTCTGTTCTTCCCACAATGTAAACGGCTGAACAAGAACATCTGCGTCCTTATCCTCTATATGTCCGTACTTATCAACAAAGTATTCAAGATGTTCTCGGCAATATTGGTATTCTATTTCCCTTAACTGCGAAGGGTTATAATCATCAAGTTTCATAAACGAGTAAAGGGCATCCTTTCGGACACCCTTTGTTTAGGAGAAGTTTCACAAATGAATTAAGCTACACCTGTGCTTTGCACTGATACCATAATAAAAGATAATTTTATGAATAAACATGAAGTAAACGAACTTTTTTTGAACTTTTAGGAGATTTCTGCATATTTGTCTAGCGCAGTACAGAATAATTCATATGTCCAACGTGGAGATTTATCTATATACTCCGCTATTTCCTCAATAGTCTTTCCGTTGTAGTAGTAGAATATCAAGAACTGCCTGAGTGATACCGGCTCGATTTTCTCTATCTTGTTCAGACAGTAATTCTTATGGTCGAGTTGTTCAAGCAGTTTCCTCGCAAGTTTGCCCCGGTATTCCTCTATCTTTATAACTGCTTCCTCGATTTTGTTGTGATATGCGGTAGATGTTTTGTCAGGATCATAATTCGGTGTCATTTTTGTCGCCACGCTCTCTAACCGCTCTATCTCTAATTCAATAGACTTGATGCGTGAATCCAATGACTTGATTTCCCTTAATTCATTCTTCGCTTCTTCCCTTGTCATACTTCCCCTTTCTTTGTATGGGGCTATCGGTGTACGCTGATACAAGATATATGTTAATAATATCCCCCGGTAGCCCCTGTTACCTTCCGCTCTAGCGGAAAAATTTTTCACGAATTTAGCACCTTTTCCGCATTTTTCGCATATTCCAGTGTTTCATATACCGCTATCGTTATATCCCCGTGTGGAAATATCCCGTACAGCCCATCAGTCATCATTATCCGTATTAACCCCTTCATCGGGATTCTCTCTATTGGACTTTCTATCTTTATTCCGTACATACGCTTCAACCTCTCTGTTTACATAATCCAAAAACCCTTCTCTCTCATTTGGAGACATCATATGTACTACTTCCCGTATTCCTTTTAATGCTTCTTCTACTTTATCCATTACTTTAACGCACTAAAGCGACTTGTTTTTGATATAAAATTT